GACCTCAAAGTACACTCACTAGAATGGTTATTATCACCAGAAAGCGAGAGCGAAGCAAAAGAATTAAAGAAAATTATTCGTACATTACAACGAATGGTGTTACCAAAAGTGCAGTCAGCGTTTGGTTCAGATGCAGATAGTACTGGTATTGAAGTTGTTGATCGTGGTATTATGCGCTACCCTGCTATGTGTAATATTTATTTAATGGGCGTCAACGAGTCATACTTCCTAAGATTTAAAACAAGTATGATATCAAATCTATCTATTGACTATACTCCTAATGGTATTGCATTAAATAAGGGCGGCAAGCCATCTGCTATTCGTATTACAATGACGCTAAATGAAGCATTTATTCATACAGCGGCTGATCATCAACCATCTGATTTATTAGAAGAATATCTTGCAGAGAAAGTCGAAGATGCTATCACAGAAACTCTTTCAGATGACGAAGCACCAGAATATGATGCTACTGTCGTAAGAACGAGTACGAATCAACCACCAACTCCTAATCAACAGAGAGCCGATGATGAAGTAACAATCACGACAACGCTCCAAAGTGGAGCAACACAATCCAAAGTAGTGCCTAAATCACAGCTAAAAGATCAGGGGTACAGTGATGCTCAGATAGCGGGTGCAAGCCCAAGTGGTATTGAAGGCGTTACATTCTCATCGAATGGAGCATAATTATGTACTTCGAGAACTTTCCCACAACAAAATTTCATGGCGAGACTCTTGCTGATATCACTCGTAAGGCTAAATTAGATTCAATTGTTGAATCATCTGCTCTTGCTTATATGACATATACAATTGCAGAAGGCGAGAGACCGGAAGACGTAGCATATCTTTATTATGATTCAGTACAGTATTCTTGGTTAGTGCTTATGGCTAATGATATTATTGATCCATATTCACACTGGCCTAAGTCAGAAAAAGAATTAGATGAATATATTAAAGTGCAGTACGCAAAAGAAGCAAACACAACAGGTGACGCTGTAATAGAATGGGCTAAGAATGCAACAATTGGCTCAAATATTTTATATTATCAAGAGTTTGAAGACCCTGCTATTCAATTAAATCGTGCATCATATTTAAATACATCACCAACAGAGAAAGCAAAGTTCTATCCAGTTCGTGTATATGATTACGAATTTTCTCAAAACGAAGCCAGACGAGAAATTGTTTTAATTAACAAAGGTTTATTATCTACAATCAAAGATCAACTTGGAACTGTATTGCATGACTGATTTATTATCTAATGCTGGCTTTTATGTTCTGAAGAGCGCCGTACTCTATCCCCTCTATCCAGACGAGCAAAGAGCCAAAAGCGCCAGTCTGCCCGATTTCGTAGACATCACAAAGGTCGTAACCAACTGGACTCTATCAGAAAGTATGGATTCACCCTTTCTTACAGGCACAATGAAGCTAGTAGAAGGCGATAATCTCATCGAAGACCTGCCCATAAGAGGCGAAGAAAAACTCGAAGTGACCTACACAGACTTCTATGGAGAAGTAGAAACACATGAATTCATTGTATATTCAATAGAAGACGTATCACCTGCAAGTTCTGGTAACGATAGAACAATGAAATATACATTAAACTTCACTACAGAAGATAAACTATTCTCTGATACAAAAGAAATAAAAAGATCCTTCTCAAAAATTAGAATAAGCGACATGGCTAGAATCATATTCGATGACTATTATATGGGAAGTAGTAAAGAACTAGAGATAGAACACACAGATGGAGAGCAAACTTTAGTCATTCCTAACCTTAGACCTGATGCCGCAATGCAGTTTTTATCTAGAAGAGCATATAGTAGTGATAGTAAATCAAGTTTATTTAAATTCTTTGAGACAAGAGAGAAGTATTATTTCTGTACGCATGAGTATCTGATCAAAAAAGACCGTGCAAACAAGGGTAAAACAGAGGAAGAAATAAACCGCCATATTTTTAATTACTCCGTGTTAAATGACAACACAGGACCAGGGCAAATCAGAGCGCAACAGAGTATAAACAACATTAACTTTGGCGGTCATGTCGATTCATTCTCTGATATGAAGCAGGGAACCATACGAAGGCGAGTGACCGAACTCGATCTTGTGAACAGAACGAGAGTGACAAGGGCCTATGACTATTCTATAGAGAGCGATGGCTACGACTATCCAGAACCCATCAAGACTACACATTCGTCTGCGTTTATCTCCAGCTTTATGCCTTTTGGCAGTGCCCACGAGACTACATTGATTGCAGACTTTCCTCAGATAGGGCAGAACGAAGGCGAGCAGTATATGCAGAAGCCATATCAGCATTACTTCGAGAACTATACATCAAAGCCGACTACAGATTATCATTTACAGGCTAATGCTTTTGGTCTATCTATACATGGGCAACACGCCATACGAGTAGGTGACATTATTGAACTTAATCTATATAAGTTAAGCCATTCGTTACAAGGCACAAGAGAAAAAGATAAGCAGAGAAGTGGTAAGTATCTTGTACTATCTAATGTACATAGTTTTGACGGCGATATCTATACAAGTATCTTAGCCGTTACGAAAGGAGGCTTATCATGAGTGAGTGGAGTGACATGATTGGAGTTTTATTAGTAATATCAATAAGTTATACGATATATTTGAAGTTAGAGGATGGTGAATAGATGAGTTTGTTTACGAATATGTTACACTTTGTGGGTGTTGTTGAAGACATTCATGATAAAACGAATGGCGGGCGAGTGAGAGTAAGAGTGTTTGGTATTCATCCACCTCGTGTTCCAGAAGCTGAAGAGGGTGGTGATAGTGTTCCTACAGAGCATTTGCCTTGGGCTACTGTATTAGATGGTACATATGGAGTATCACCAGTCATTCCTACAGTAGGCGATTGGGTGTTTGGTTTCTTTATTGATGGAGCAGAAGCACAACAGCCAATGGTGATGGGGCGTATACCTGGGCAACATCTACAGATGCCTTTTGGTTCAGGCGAACCTGGTGAAGACCCTTATCTTCCACCAGATGTAGTGAATCAATTCGGGCGCCCACCACTTCATCGTTATCAAAGCGGTGAAGAAGCAGGTAAGGGGCAGACACTACTACAGAGAGTATTATCGAATACAGGTATCGAACAAGCAGATGGGGCAGCCTTTGATGAGCCACCTATTATGATGCCTGAAAACAATTATAACAATAGAGTCATCAAAAGTAAAGGCGGAGATAACTTTATTGTGATTGGAGATGGTAAAGAAGGCGAATCAAGTGATTACTTTCTTATCTCTCATAGTTCAGGCTCTGTCTTTCAGATTGATCCAAATGGTACTATCTTTGTTAAAGCCTTTGGTGATAAGTATACATCAACTCAGGGTGTAGAGTCAAACTTTGTTCGAGGCTCTTCACATACTAATATCGAAGAAGACTATACAATAAAGATTGGTAAGAAAGGTAAGATACAGATCAATGGTAGTCTTGATATCGAATGTACTGACTTTAACGTAAGAGCCGCTCGTAATATTAATCTTGATGCTAACATTAAGACGAATATATCGGGTTCAGGTGTTGGTATATTTGCTAGTGCTGATGATATCAATATGGTTGCAATGACAAATCTAAAAGCTAAGACAACCCTGGGCGGTATGTACTTTCAGTGTCTATTACCGGGTGGTCCTGCTAACTTAGCCGGTGATGGGGGTGACTTCCACGTTGATGCTTATAAGATGAATCTAAACAGTGCCGCATATACACGAATACACAGTATGGGTACACCTGCAATTAGTGATCAGACATTACCTGCGCCCGATTTAGGGCATCTTGGTATTGACATACAGAGTCTTACATCTACTCGTATCGAAGGGCTTGGTACAGTGAATATTGAATCACTTGGGGCAATGGGTATTAACTCTGGAGCCGCACTTGGAATCAAGAGTGTTGGTACGATGGACCTTCATGCTACAGGGCAACTTGGATTAGGGGCTGGTGGACTAGTGAATATGGATGGTACGTTAGTAAACATTGGTAATGGTACTGGAAGCCTTACATCAGGTCTTGCTTCGGGAACAGTTGCGACATCGAAAGCACCACAGTTACTACAAAGCACAACGTTCTCTGTGATTCCTAATATAGCACTAGAGACTGCTAAAGTAGTTAAGCCACAGAAGATTGAGAATGCAGCCCACCCTGTCATACCACCAAAAACTGAGAGATGGTATCATCCAATCGTGAATCTGATGAGGAGTGATCCTAATGACTAACACTAAATACTTTTTGGGTGGTTATCAATACCATTATAACACTAATACTATTATCTGTCAAGGGCTATCATGTCAATAGAATGTAATAATACTGCGCCACTAGCAAGTCGTTTTTCGGAGTTAACTGATGTTAATAACATTGGTGACATCGACTTTACGCCTTTGATATCTAGACCTGACCCACTCGATAATATAGATCGTGCTTCGGTTAAGTCTATCACAGATGGAATGAATGAGATACTTACTGATATAGACTTGGGTGCGTACCCGACACTAGCTAGTAGAAGAGGGCAGTTTCCTTTACTTTATGCTGAAGTCGCTGACTATCTTATTACAAATAACATAGACCCTGTTGATGTACAGATTGCTGTAGAGTCTTATAATGGGGGTGAACTGAACAACTTAGTTGCTAAGACTGTAGATGATCTTGACTTGTATTATAATGATAACTATGCTAAGAGTATTGCCGAGGGTACTTGTGGTAAGTTTGGTAGTACGATAACTGAGTTACTTGCTACATTCTCTCTATTAGATGCTACATTAGATAAGTTGACTGATCTAAAGAACATTGAGTGGAATCTCAAGAAAGAAGCCATTAAGAAGACACAAGAACAATTACTTGAAGAGTTTGCTGATAAACTTACAGAGATTATTGATAAACTATTTGAGAAGGTCATTAAGAAGATACTTGATGGTATGGAAGGGCTAGGTAAAGAACTAGTTAAACTTATCACTGATCCAAAGAATACCATTAGTGGCTATATGGATAAGATTACAGAAGAAGCAACAGACTTCTATAATGGCGATACCATGACTAGAATCAAGAACAATGTTTCTAAGTTTATTACTGGTATGATTGCTATGTTTGAGAGACCCACTATAGCCAATATACAAATGATACTACACATACTATGTAACTTCGTAGAAGTTCTACTAGGTATTATATTCTCGCCTGCAGAAGAGTTCAACAAGATAGTAAATGCTATTACTGGAGAATCACAAGCCCTTAGTTGTTCTAGTAAGAATGAGTATAAGATTGCTGTAGAAGCCGGTGCTGTTAGAATATCAGAAGAGGCTGGTGATACGATAAGACAATCATGTACTGCTGTAATAAATGAAAAGGCTCTTGATAATAGTGTGAATAGATATCTAGAAGAAGTAATACTTATCATGCCACCCCCAATGCCACCAAGAGTTAAGTATGTTGTTAAGTATAGACAGCCTGGTGAACTTGGTTATATAGATCCCGCTACACAACAACTAGCTATACCAGAGAACGTTGATTATATACATGAAGAAGGCGTCACAGACGATGAGAGAAAAGCTATTGATGAACTCTACAAGAAGAAAGATATGTTTCTTGGTAGGAAGATAGATAGAACATATATAGGTCCTACTGAGTTAATTAAGTTTAGTGATAAAGTGATAGAAGATCAGCAATGGAAGGGTGTTAAGCAGGGTGTATGGTCTAAGCTATTGCGTATGTCTGCTCTTACTGGAGAACGATTCGAGTTAAGAGAAGGAAGAGTAGCGCCTGACGTAGAAGTTTTGAATGCTCGTGCTAGACGCTTTGGTAAGAAACAGGGTACTGTAGATGCTTATCATAAGAAGTATAGTGGATATGCTGTAGAACTGAATGTTACTGATGAGAATAGACAGAAAGCTATACTAGCCGCTAGTAGAGTAGGCTTTACTGGTATTCATGTTGGTAAGACTTACATTAAACTAGACTTAGGTACTAGAAGTGGTAGTGTAAGTGATGGTAATGATCCAAGATGGGATGGTGATGAAGCGTTAGCAGGTACAGACTTGATTCGGGTTCAGTCTATGATGAAGAAGCATCTAATAGATGGATATAGAAAACGAAGAGAGGGGTTTGATGACTTTAACATGACTGACCCATCTACATTCGTAGTAGAGGAAGATAATACGGGCGAAAGCATATTCGTTGAGAACACGAATCCATTTATTTCACCTAATCCGAGCAATGTTGTGGAAGAGAATGATCCACCACCGCCACCATTCGAATACACTCCGACATTTTAACTATAAATACTCTATAAAAGGATAGAACAATGGCACTGACACCCAGAACAAGAAGCGCAGAATTTTTCTCTGACTTCACACGAAACTTAGATCAAGTGCCTGGGCGTGGTGATCCTTCTCGTATTATTAATGAGAATGCAGTAAAGCAAAGCATTAGAAATCTAGTACTCACTGATAGAGGTGAGCGATTAATGCAACCAACGATAGGGTGTGATATACGAGGTAGCCTCTTTGAGAATATCGATGCTAATACTATACTGATATTAGAAGAGAACATAAAGACTACCATCAAAACATTTGAGCCTCGATGTAATCTAAGAGATGTTGAGGTACTTGCTAATACTGATAATAACGACTTACAAGTGACCATTGTTTTTAGTGTAATAAATACCACTACTACATCTTCACTTACAATTGATCTTAATAGGGTAAGATAGACATGGCTGACTTGTCACCAATAACAAATATGGATTTTGAGTCTACTAAGGAATCATTAAAGATATTCCTAAAGAATCAAGATAGATTTAAAGACTTTGATTACGAAGGCTCTAACATGAATGTACTGTTAGATGTTTTGTCGTATAACACATACTATAATAGTTACTACTATAACATGGCCATATCTGAGATGTTTCTTGATAGTGCTACAC